GTCGAGTCCGTCTGAAGGACTATCGTTTTGCCGGATTCAGCAACATGTTCGTCCACGGACGGTTGCTCCGGCTCGTCCTTCTTAGAACACGCTGCCAGAAGTGTCATCCCAAGTAGGCTTGACAGTAATAGTAAACGTGACAGATGTCGTGTTACTGGCGCAGAGGATATGTGTCTCCAGCGGTTCGACATGGGTCTGGCTTACCACGTACCGACGATGTTTGTGTTCCATGTGTGGTTGACCGATACGCTGGCCGACGGGGTGGTGAACAGGTTACCGGAGAGCAGCGTCTTCGTGTTAGCTGCGAAACGTACGTCCTCGATGGTCACGCTATAGATGACCGCGTTCTGGGCGTTGTAGATGTTGATGGTGAGGTCTGATGTGTATTCCTCGGTCAGGCTCGGGCAGATGGTGTTGAAGTTATACTGCACGCCGGACTGACCGACTTTGGCGGTGCAGGACACTTTCTGCGACCACTCCTCGCCGTTCACACCCAGCAGGCTGGCGACGTTGATTTGGCTGTACTTATTCTCCATAACGAATTCAATCTGATTAGCAGATGCAGGGAATTCATCGTTGATAGTGATGGATAACTGCCCTGTGATACGGTCGAGTTCCAGGTTCTGCGCAGGAGTGCTGCTCGATACATTCAAGGCAAGCAGCTTGCCGAAGGTCGGACGGATGCCGGAGAAGGTCATTACACCGTTCTCCACGCTGATGCCGGTCGAACGGGTGCAGATGAAGGACAGGTTGTGGTTGCCATGGGTTAGAACCAGCGTGACCGTGCCGAAGTTCTCGTCATTGTTGGTCTGATGAGCGAGTTGGGTCGTACCGTCGAACACGAACAGGTCGGTCAATGCCGTACCGCCCTCGTCATCGAGGATAGTCGCCTGCGGAGCCTTACGAGGGCTGCCCATCGGTTCGGTACTCTGCTCGAATGCAGTCACCTTGAATGTTACCTGTTGTTTCTGGAGATTTTCCGGCTCGTCTTTGGACTTACAAGCCAGCATACATACGGCAATCGCCGCGCATAGAAATAATTTTTTCATGAGCGTAAAGGATTAAACGTTTTCGGGTGCAAAGGTACTGCTTTTTGGGCAAATAAGCAAATTTTTGGTTGATAAAGTGAATAAAATGTTAATTTTGTAGTATAATGGATGTAGTTTATGTCATTGGTACCGGTTCAAAATGGGATAATAACGAACTGCGTTACTCCCTGCGGAGTATAGATAAGTGCGGCATCGGTCTGCACAATGTGATTATCGTCGGCGACGAGCTGCCGGACTTCGTGGATCCGGATAAGGTAATCTTCTTTCAGGTTCCCGATAAGCCGGGCGACTCTCCGGCTCGGAATGTGTACCGGAAGATCAATCATGTCTTCAGTACCGGAGCTTTCGAGCAGTTCCTTCTGTCGTCCGATGATCATTTCTTCATTAAGCCGACGGACTTCGACAATTACCCCATCTTGTATAAGGGTGAGCGTATGCCTTCTGCAGGGGAAAAGGGAATAGGTGATAAGCGGTACACGAAGACCATGGCGGATACCGGGTTCTGGATGGAGTTGCATCACCTCGATATGCGGTACTTTGAGGGACACACTAATAAACTCTATTCAGTTCACGCCTGGTGCTATCTCAAGTCAATTGGCTTGGAGCGGTGGATGTACGAGACAACGTACGGCATCAGTACCAATGCTCCCATGGCTGCAGCATTCCTGAAGCTGAACCGGCTGGGATATGACTATCCGTGTCAGTACCGCAAGGACATCAAGCTTCGTCACCTTAATACTCCGGAGGACTGGAAGCTGCTGGAGGATGCCAACTCGTTCTCAATATACGACAGTGCTATCAAGACCGGCGTGGCTGAGTTCCTGCAGCATCTTTTCCCGGATCCGTGCCGGTTCGAACGCTGATTCCATTTTTCCTTCATATTTCTTCACAAACTCAACCCACTCCGTGTAATCATACACTACACGTGGAAAAGCCTCCGAACGGGGGCTTTTTTCGTTTGCGATTGTGAAAGGTCGGAAAAATGCTGCGTACATGCAGCGTACGCGCAGACTTTATGCACATGTATATGCGTACCTTTTATTATTGCGCGTATTTGGGAAGCGTACGACAGAGACCGTACCTTTGCAGCCAAATTCATAAATCGTTTGAATTATGGCTAAGAAATATGATCTGAAATTGAAAGGTACGGTCGGTTACTGGAACTACAGTAAGGACTCCGTTGATTATATCCTGGACAAAATGCAAGACCAGGAAGTGCATGTGCTCATCGACTCGCTCGGCGGTCGTGTAGATCATGCGTTGTCGATATCATCTGCTTTCGCTGCCCATGGTAACGTGCATGTGCACTATCGCGGCATGAATGCGTCTGCAGCTACGATATCTTCGATGGGTGCCAAACACATCTCCATCGATTCCTCGGCTCTCTATCTCGTACACAAGTGCTCGTTCGTCATCTTCGAGTGGGATGCTCTCAATGCCGACGAGCTGCTGGCCAAGGCAGAGGAGTACAAGAAGAAAGCAGCTGATGCGGAGAAGATAGATATCACTATCGCCACCATGTACGCAAAACGCTGCAAGAAGCCGATGAATGAGCTGAAGGATCTCATGGCCGAGAATAAATGGCTGACCGCCAAAGAGGCTCTGGAGTGGGGTTTCGTGGATGAGATCATCGACGAGTGCGACCAGTTGCATCTTACCGCTTCTGTAGCTACGGCTATGGCATCGGAGGGAATGCCGGTACCGGACATGGAGGTCGAAGCTGACGGGTACATTGCCCGGATCATCGAGACGCTTTCCAAGGTATTCGGAAAAAAAGACGGGGCAAGCAGCGTGACGGAGGATACTCCGGTGAATGCTGCCGAACCTCCGGTAAACGAAAATATCAAATCAAATCAAAGTCTTATGAAGAAAACCTTTGTTTTAGTGGCAGCTGTATTGGCCGCCATTCAGTCCGCTTTGCCGGAGGCAGACGCGGAGGGTAAGTATCCTTTGGACGAGCCGGCGTTGGATGCGCTGGAGAATGCTCTGAAGGAAGCCGACCAAGCTAAGGCTGACAAAGACGCGGAGATCAAGACGTTGAAGGACCAACTTGCTGCTAAGCAGACCGAGTTGGATCAAGCCAACGACCGCATCGCCGAGTTGGAGGCAGAGCCGGCCGACAAAGTTCATCGGGTTACGGACACAGGTGACCACAAGCCCGCAGCGGATGAGAATCCGATGCAGCAGCTGTACAACACCTTCGAGCGTGCCCAGCAGATGAAGGAAGGCAAGTTGTAATCATTGTTTAACTAAAAATCTTTTCAACAATGTCAGTAGGTAAAATTACCGGTGCGCAGCTGAAAGAGTACCAAGACGCTGCCATCAAGTATCGTAAGGAGTTCCTTGCGATGATCGTTATCGGCATCGAAGAGATCAAGCCGTATGTCACGATACGTGCGAACATTCGCGGTAAGGAGCGCGTCGGCACAACCAACGTTGATGCACAGTTTGCTCCGTACAAGCGTGACATGAAGACCGGAAAGGATCTGGAGATTGCTTTCCGCGAGCTGGAGACCTTCATGGGTGCAATCGATCACGAGTTCGAACCGAACAGTGCAGTTCTGCTGCCTATCGGTCAGGATGCCGCCACCAAGGGCGACGCTCAAAAGAACGCAAGTGTCGTTAAGCAGATGCTTATCGATATCTGTAGCTCTCTGTCCGAAAACCTCAACATGGCTTTGTGGAGCGCAGTTCGCAACGCGGACGGTCACACCACCAAAGACCTGTTCAACGGTTGGGACACCATCACCACCACGGAAATCTCGAAGGGCAACATTGCTGCCGGCAAGGGCAACTATGTGAAGTTGGCGAAAGCCATCACCGCCGAGAACGCCGTTGACGTGCTCAAGAACGCTTACCGCAAGGCAAGTGATGTGCTGAAAGGTCGCAAGACCCTCATGTATGTTCCGCGCTCCATCCTGGAGATGTACGAGGATGCTTACAGCCTCATCCACAACGCAACGCCGTGGGTTAAGGGCTTCGAGCAGAAGATCCTCGAAGGTTCGGATGGCTTGTGCCAAATCGTTCCTCTGACCTCCAAGGCAGGGTCGAAGTACATCCATGTCTCCACCAAGGAGAACATGCTCATTGGTGTTGACCAGTTGTCCGACCAAGAGGATATCGAGGTTGCACGCTTCACCGCCTTCACGCTGGAGTTCATCGCCACGATGTTCTTCGGTGTCGAGTTCGAGTCCATCGACAAACGTCGCCTGCTCGTCATCGAGTTGGCTGACGAGTCTGAAGGCTCAGGTTCCGGTGAAGGTTCCGGAGAAGGCAGCGGATCTGCAGCCGGTAGTGGTTCGGGTTCCGGTTCGGGCAGCGGCTCGGGCTCGCAGGGCTAAAGTTAACGTATCCCTCCGGTGATGAGCCGGAGGGGTGCAAGTCGTCTAATCATTAAAATCTGAAGAATATGAGTGCAAATAATTCTTGCAGTCCTTTAGAGGCTTCTGTTGAATGGTGCGAGGGCAAACCGGTGCTTCCCGGTATTCGTCGCCGTACGTTCTTCACCCACAAGTCGAACATCACCAAGTGGCCGACTCTCGAAAAAGACCCGGTAGGTCGTATGAAGACTCCGAAGTACCAAGGCTCGTTCGAGCTGAAGAGTGGTATCTACTGGAAGGTATTCGACGTGGACGTAAACAAGTCCGGCATCACGTCCGAGCCGCAAGGTGAGGCTCCGAGCCAGACCCAGTTGAACAAAGCTACGCTCGTTCACCCGGATGTAGATGAGGATGCTTCGATGCTTCCTTCCTACCTGAACAACTCGGATGTGGTTTACCTCGTTCCGACTGCAGCAGGTAAGTACCGCGTCATCGGTAACGAGATGTATCAGTCCAAGTCCACCGTTAACCAAGACCTCGGTCAAGGTCCTACCGGCACGGCAGGCACCACGGTTAACGTCGAGGTAACGGATTCGATTGCTCCTCCGTTCTACGAAGGTGAGATCGTTATCAGCGAGAACGAGACTATCAATCCGGAAGGAAGTGGTTCGGGTTCTGGTAGCGAATCTGGAAGCGGCAGCGCAGCCGGTAGCGGCTCTGCAGCTGGAAGCGGTTCAGGTTCCGGAAGTGGAAACGCTGAGTAATGCTCATTGATCCGTCCATAGAGGATGTACCGTCGATGTCGGAGAGTCTGGAGTCCATACAGCAGGCTCCGCTCTCCGACATTTTGCATTCCATCGGGCAACCGGTGAATGTCAAAGACCTGTTCGCCGACGGTGGTCCGCGCAAGGCATGGCACGCAGAACACGCCGACCTTGCCCGCTGTGACCTGTCTGAAGAGCACGTCCACATGTTTCCCAAGGTGGGTGTCCGTGTGGTAGCCGTCTGGAAGCGCAGCGTCAAAGGACCTACGCTCGCCGAAATCAAGGCGAACGATGACATGGTGCCCCTCTTTGCCAACCGCATCGCCAGCGTCATCCGGAGTGTGCTGGGTACAAACCTCCCTGAAGGAGGATTTGCACTCGTCACAACTCCGCGCCGCCGGCATAAGCAACGCAACTTCGCTTGCATGGTCACGGCTTCGATAGCGGGAAACCTCGGTCTTCCCTACTACGAAGACGTAGCCATCGCAAGAACCAAACAGAGGGTAGGAGTGGATTTCGAACTCGGCTACCTTCCTCCGGAGAATAACCTGGTCATCATCGACGACTTCGTTACCACCGGTTCCACTCTCGGCGCGATGAACCGCCTACTGTCGCCGCTGGGAAAGAATTGTATCTATTTCGTAGGCGTGGATAATCAGTAATATGGAAGCTAAATTAGCAAAAGAGTTGCAGGCGTGGCTCGATACCCCTGCAGACAAACGAGACGTAAAGACCGGCGCAAGGTTGTGCCGTCAGATCACGCATAACATCATCCTTGGCAACAACTACGAGCGTATGCCGCAACGCTTCGGCAAGATGGTCGAGTACCAGCTGTCGAAGTTCGCCACCGTGCGCGTCAAGGACAATGCCGACCATGAGTTGGTGGAGCGTATGGCTGCTGAAGCTGAAGATATCGCCAAGGCGCATCAGTTGGATAAGCGTCTGCCCGGCTTCGACAACTGGAAGGAGCAGACCCGCGTCGCCAAGCTGCCGCAATTCGTCAAGGGTAAGCGTCCGGATCACGACGAGTTGCCTGAAGAGATCCAGGCACTCTATGTCGAGAACATGTCCCTCATGCAGCAGATGCGTCACAACCGCGCCCAGCTGCTGGTGATCATCAACACGCACGATAAGTCCGTGTGTCCGGATGGCGACCGTTATCCGTTTGTCAAGGAGTTGATCAAACTCGATGCGCAGTACCGCGCTAACTGGCAGCGTTACGATACCTATACTCCGGATGGAGATAAGTAGGACAGTTGACCGCGTTCTACGTCCCCTGAAGGAGTGCAATACACAAGCATACCTGAGCAATCAGCTGCAGGTGGCCGACGTAGTGGAATGGTGCCTCGCTCAGATGTCGGGTGAGGCCACCATTCGACAGACCTCCTTCTCTATCTCCGAGGAGTTCATCCGGAGGCTGTACCACATGCGGCGCAGCGGCAAGGTGAAGGATATCCAGCTGCTGCTCGATTACAAGGCGACCAATAAGACGCTGCGTCTGTGGCCCTTTATCGTGCAGACTATCGATAACTGTTTCCTTGCCGACAACCATTCCAAACTCATCCTCATCGACGCGCCGGATCTGCAGGTGGCTATCATCACCTCGCAGAACCTGACACGAGGCAACCGGCACGAGTGCGCCGTAGTCACTACCAATCCGGAGGTCTATGCCACGCTGGAGCATGAGTTTCAGGACTTGCTGCAGTACCATTCCGTTCCACTCTCCGAATTATTCAAGTCTAAGTTATGAAGTACGTTCACGTAAGCACCATGGCCGACATGCTCATGAAGCCCGAACCGGTGGATCTGGTGGTACTCACCAAGGACGGTCGGCTGCTGGAGATGAATAACTGCATCGGTCTCAAGTTCGATAAGTACACCGGCATTCGTCGCGTGAAGCTGCTCACGAGCGGCGAGATACGTGCTATCCGGGACATTCTCATCATGAAGATCAACGGCTGCGAGGTGATGTGGTAGCCGCTGTATTTTTTGCGCCCGTGCGCAGCCGCGTATCTTTGCGCAAAAATTGAGAGACACGATGAATAAAGCATGCACATTTTCCGTTGAAAAAATAACCAATAGCCGGCACGATAGAGTGCTGGTCATGTTCACTGCGTCCGCCGAGAAGATCTGGAAGGAAGACAGCACTTCCGAGGGTATCCGTCCGCAGAAGGTTAAGGTCGGAAGCTCTGATATGAAGTATATGCCGTGGGGTATTGACAACCACATGCCATACGATATCCTGGACCAGATTGAAGAGGACGAGACCATCAATACCTGCCAGCAGCACAACATCAAGAACTGTTACGCTGCCGGTCTGGAGTACACCCTGCCGCAGACGGCATCGAAGGCTGTGCGCGACGGTGTGGATCTGTTCCTGATGCGGAATGACCTGTGCTCATATCATCTCGGCGTATGCACCGATATCAAGTTCTGGCAGTTCGCCGTGACTGTCCTCACGCTCAATAAGAAGGGCAATGCCATCGCGTCTATCTGCCGCAAGGAAGCGATGTACTGCCGGTTTACTCCGGATGACGGTACCCGCCGCTATGTGCTGTATGCTAACTGGCGCGATAACAAGCAGCCGGCAGAGGTGCAGAAGTTCATCATGCTCGATCCGGAGGATCCTATCGGCGACCTCAAGGAGTATATGTCTGGCAAGAAGAATGTAGGTGATAAGCAGTTTGCGCTCGTTACCCGTATTCCGACTCCGGATAACACGTACTACCCGATACCGTACTACGGCAGCCTGTTCAAGGGCAAGTGGTACGACATCAAGAAGCTCATCGCCCTCGCCAAGTACTCCAAGCTCAAGAACGCCGCGCCTCTCAAGTACCTCATCACCATCGCCGATGAGTTCTGGGAGTCGCTGTTTGAGCAAGCCGGTGCAACCTCTGATGATGAGCGCAACAAGCTCGTGAAGGATAAGAAGAAGGAGTTGATTGACTTCCTCACCGGTGTCGAGAACTCCGGAAGGGTTATCTTCTCCGGAAGCTATGTCGATCCCGGTACCGGAAAGGAGATACCGCACATCCAGATCACGAACCTCGAAGAGGGTAAGGAAGGCGGCGACTGGGAGACCGACATACAGGAAGCAATCAACATGGTTTGCTTCGTCATGGGCGTTCACTCCAACCTCGTCGGCTCGGTACCCGGCAAGTCGCAGAGTAACAACTCCGGCTCTGATAAGCGCGAGTTGTACATGATTGCCCAACTCCTCAATAAGCCGACCCACGACCTGCTGCTGCGTGTGCACCAGGTTGTCTGCTATATCAACGGCTGGAAGGGCGTGAAGCCGGAGTGCAAGATCATGCAGCTCACGACCTTGGACCAACACAAAGATATCAAGCAAACCGACAATACAGGAAAGGAGACCGACGAATGAGTATCATCCAAGACAACGCCACGCTGATGGCGTATATTCCCAATGTAGTGACCGCCGTCGAAGGCGAGAAAGACCTCTATACGAAGATCACTCCGCACCTGACTGCAGCGGAAGCATGGTTCTTCCGGAATGTGGTATCAGAGGGCGCTGTCACCACCGACGCTGCTATGCTGTTTGCACGGAGCATCGTCGCTTGTGAAGCGTTCAAGAATGCCGTACCGTCGCTCAATGTCATCCTCACGCAGAATGGCTTCGGCATCGTTAGCAATCAGACGACCGCACCCGCCTCGAAGGAGCGTACGGAGAGTCTGATTGAGGCACTGACCGAGCAGCGTGACAATGCCATCGAGCAGCTGGTGTTCATGCTCAACGGTGAGCACACACGCTTTGCCGGCACGGTCTTCCAAGTCTATGAGGCGCAGCGGATGCAGGGAGAGACCAAGCACCTCTTCGATAAGTTCGTTGAGCAGCGGTCTGCCATCATCCGTCTGCAGACCGCGCTCTGTAACGATGTGCTGTCCGCCGAGGTGCTGCAGCAGATGGTAAACAATACCTATACGGACGAGGCAAGCAGGTCCGTAGCTATTGAGTACCTCTTCACCCTGGTACCCGATATCATCGTCCGTCAGCTGAAGGGCGAAGACTGCAAGGAGGACATCCGCCGCGTGGTGGATTACATCCGGAATCATCCTACCGCCTTCCCGAACTGGGCGACCTCACAGGCTGCCAAGCATTGGGAGGATCACACGTTCAAGAACGATAAGAAGTACGGAGGCTATTGGCTATGACCATCAACATCACTGTCCCCACATCCTGGCAGGAGCTCGACCAGAAACAACTGCGGTACGCATTCTTCCTGCTCTCGTCCGGACAATATGAGCCGGATCAGATCAAAGCCTTGTGCCTCATCCGGTGGGGTAAGTTGACCGATGCACAGTTAGAGGTGCTGAAGCCGGAACAGGTGGCAGCCTTCCTGCCGGTGATGGATTTCCTTGTGACGATACCGGCGACACCGGTACGGCTGGAGAAGATCCAAGGGCACGAGGCGAAGTACAATGCCCAGATGCACGGTCTCGAGTTCCAGAACTGGCTCGTCATCGAGAACCAGTACCAAGGCTATCTGCACACCAAGCGCAACGATTGCCTGAATACTATCGCCTCTATCCTGTACGGGGCACAGATGATACTCCGTCCGGATGAAGCCTATAGCATCTTCCTGTGGGTGGCAGCGGTCAAGCAGCTGTTCGCCTCACGCTTCGGCAACTTCTTCGTTTCCGCTCCGGCGAACCCGCAGGACACCGGTGAGAGCATCCACCAGAAGCTCATCAAGTCGATGAACACCCAGATCCGGGCACTCACCAAGGGCGACATCACCAAGGAGAAGGAGATCCTGGCCATGGACGTGTGGCGGGCATTGACGGAGCTCGATGCGCAAGCCGAGGAGTATAACGAACTTAAGAAAATGCAGCAGAGTCATGGAAAGTAGAATCATCAAGCCGTGGAACCCCCTTGCTTTCTTCAAGGGATTGGTCGAGACGAATAAGTTATGCCAGGAGAAGGGCTTCAAGTGCGTCGCTGTGTCCGGATTGGAGGGCATGGAGGAAGCGATAGCGCGGATGCAGTCCACGCCGAACCTGGTCATGGTGGCGGAGAATGCCGCCGGTTATACGCTGTTCGATGCCACGCCCCACACCCGCAAAGTCCGCACCGTCTTCATCGCCATGCGCCACAAGCACGATGACATGACCGCCCGGCAGACCTGCATGGATACCATCTTCGAGATCCACCGCCAGTTCTGCTCGGTACTCATCAAGGAGAAGACGCGTCTTCAGGAGAATATGCAGTACCTCAAC